TCCTGAATCTGGTAATAATAACCGTTGTCCGCAACGGAATCTGCCGCCGCCGGATTGCCGGTTGCCGTAACAATGCTGTTGCGGTCGGTATCGCTTAAAGTTCCGTTATAGGCAATAGCCCCGTTTGTCTGCCCCTGCTCAAAAGACGGCGCAATGATCGAGGCCATGAAGTCGCGGGCATCCGTTCCCTGCAATTTAAGCTTTTCAAGACTGATAAAACCGTTCATGACACGGGTTTGCAGGTCGTTTTCAAGCCAGCTTTCATTGACCTGTACGTCCTCAGTTCCAAAATCACCCTGCATCAAACCCATGCCGTAAAGAACCTGCTCCTGGTCTCCGAACCCGACCGAATAGATATAGGAAATGCAAAGGCTGTCCAGTTCTTCGGCAAGGCTCATGTTGGTTTTGCCCTGCTGATAATCGATAACCGTTCCCAACGTTGTAATCGGCGTATAGCCGGTTGCCGGTTGGAAATTGAAGTTGATTGCCCCGTTTGCGACATTAAAATCAATCGCCGCGCAGATAGCACAGTCAAGCGCATGGACAAGCTCATTGTTCGGATCATAGCAAACAACATAGCCGGTATAGGACAACGAGGAAAGAGAAGATTGCAGCGCTTTGGCCGTTTCCAGATCGGAAATGTTGAAAACAAGACGGTTCAGCGTATAAATCGTCTGTTCTCCGCCCAAGACGCCCTGCAGCCAGGCAACCGCAGCGGTGATGCTGTCTTCGTCCAGTTCCTCGTTGGTAGTAATGGAAAAAGCCCCGCTGTTGGCCTGTAACATACGGTCGCAGAACTCGGCGAAAGTTTCCGCGTTAGCTCCTTGCGACAATATCGCACCGGAAAGCCCCAGCATCGCGCTGACATCCGTTCCGGTTGCGCCTGCCGTTACCGTTCCGACGCTAGACTGTTGTCCGGTTGAACCGGAATTGATAATAAAGGCATTGACCGTTGTGTTGTAGTCAACAGTTGCCGCCGTATAGGCCTCGCCGCCGCCGGAATTGGCTCGAATGGCGGTCTGAATGACAGTAGCGGCGTCAGAATAGCTGGTGATTGAACTGAAATCGACAACCACCTCAAACTGCTGATTGTCAAGCGTAATACCGAACGAGCCGTTACTGACGGCTTTTAAGGTTGCCACCGGTTCGGGCTTGGAACCTTTAACAAAGGCCGCCGCCGCTTCTTTATACCAACGGGCAACCAGAAGTTTCTGCACGCCGTAACCGGATTTTGAAAGAAAGCCGAAATACTTTTGCGCAAACTGATAATCTGCGCCCGCCGCGCCCAGGTCTGCCGCAAAATTGGTCAATGCCGACATGCCGGAATAGACCAGATATTTGTCGCCGCTTGAAATCAGCGGATTGGTCGTTGCCAAAAGGGCGTGTTTTTTTTCGGTCGTAAACGCCGGGGCGACAACCGAGCCGGTAATCGGCACAAATTTATAAAAAGGTAAACTCATTCTTTTATCCTCTTGTTTTAAGCGTTATTGCCGCGGTTTACGATTTTGACCGTGGCGGTTTCAATAACCGGCGAAGTCTGCTCCACCGTATCGACGATAAAGACCTCGGCGTCAAAATTATAGCGCCTGAGCCATTGTTTGTTTTCCTGCAAAAAGCTTAGGTTGCGGATGGGAGAAAGCTGTTTTAAGTCCGCCGGCCCGTATTTCTGCGCCAGATTGACCTGAAGCGTCTGTTTGAACACGGTCGCGTTGTAAAAAGCGTTTTCCCCGTAAAAGTCAATCTGTACCCGGTAAATCCGCTGCACGTCCCAGGCAACCCCGACCGTCCCCGTTTCTGCGTCGTATCCCGTCTGCCGGTCTTGGCTCCAGCCTCTGTCCTCAACACTTAATATATTAAAAGTGGCAAAATCACCTTTTTTTGGCAGCGGCACGGAATCCGTATAAGGATTGACGAACTGTATACTTGGCATCAGGCTTTGCAGGTAATCATAAACTTGCGTTTCCGTCATTTTCTTCCTCATAGTCTACCCGGTAAGCGTAAGCCTCACGCCAGCCGGCATCGTCCCATGCCTCTTTGGCAACAATCTGATAGGTATAACCTCCGCAAGTGAAGGTGTCAGAACCGAACTGCCGGAGCCTGTCCAGCTGCGTCGGATCGCCGGTAATAAAGACTTTGAAATACTGGTATTCCTGCAAATTAAAACCCGTTTCCCGCAGTTCCTGAAGGCTTGCCGGCTGAATTTTGCCGCGCACCGTCATTTTGGTTTGCGTTTTGACCGGTTCACGCGAAGACGGCAGCCACGCAACCGCGGTTTTGGTAAACACCAAATCCTGCCAGTCGTTGACGACCGTCAGCGCCTCGCCGACGATGTTGTGCAGGTTTAAGGACATTTTTAATTTTCTCCCAACATCTTTTCTTTACCGTCGACAATCGACGCCCGCCGAACTGACGCACGCAGCTGGCTGGTATCAATTAACGTATGCGAGCTGCCTTTTTTGGCAACCGTCGATTCGGCATTCGGCGGCGGAATGTTGTCTTCAATACTTTCAACAATCAAATCTTGCAAACCCTCAGCGACGTTCTTCATAATCGCGCCCATCGAAAGACCGGTGTTAAGACCCGCCTGAACAATCTCCCCGCCCCTCTCGGCCGCTTTTTTCTGCGCGTTTCGTAAAAACGGTCGCGGCGGGATAGTTGCCGTGCCAAACTCGTTAAAAAGCGCGACTTCGTCCATTGTTGCCGGGGCAGATGTTTCACCGTCGCCCGGCTTTCTCGGCTGCCCCTTCACATAACCGGCTTTGGCACCGTTTTTGCCTTTACCGAGCTCTTTTTTCAAGCCTTTCAGCATACGATTGACAGCCCGGAAATCGGTTTTTATTTTAATCATCTGAAACCTACCGAATTATAATAAGGTAAAACATTAATCGGTTTTTCGGGCAACGGCGGCTGAACCGTCGACAACAACGCCAAAAGCTCTGTCCCATAAGGCGACAGGCTCAAATATCGCCGCCACGGGTCGGAATAAAGCTGAAACGACGCTGAAACGCTGCCCTCAGACGCACTCGACAGGTTGGCCGACGCCGCCTTGTCCGGATTCATTGAAAGATAAAGCAAATGAGCCGTTGCCAGATACACGCCGCGCGTCTGGCTTTTTGCGCTCAGGCAGATAACACCGGTTTCAAGCGCTATCAGACTGCCTGCGCCCTCATAAGATGCCTGTATGCTCTCGTCAGCGGCATCTTTGAAATAAGGAAACCATTTGCGAAACGTGTCATTGTCAACGGTGATTATCATTTCTCTTTGCCTTTTCTTTTACCCTTGTTTCCTTCCGCAGCTTCTATCGGCACGGGAACTTCTATCGGCGCGGAACCGTCTTTGTTCTCCCTGCCGTTTTCTTCCGCCGCTTCCGAAGCATAGTCGCGTTTTTCGTGGATCACAAAGCAACCGGTCGGGTTTTTGTCGGAATAGGTGCGTTCTTTGATAAAATGACCATATTCTTTCATCAGCAGTTCAAAATCGCCGTCTTCCAAATCGTTTACCGCTGGAAAAACATTCAAATTTATGAACTTTCCGCCAGACAAACGAAACCCCGACGGATTGGTGCCCATTTTTACAATCGTCATCATTTTCTTTTCTCCTTAAAAGTTAAGGGAGGGGTTTGCCCTCCCTGTTTTTAAGCAGCAATAACCGTTTTGCCGATGCCGTTGTAACGAACAACCGCCCACGGATACTGGACAATACAGCCGGAAGTGGCCGCGCTGATCTTCTGCGAAACAACGCTGTCCTTCTGGAAGATCGGATAAGCTTTTGCCATCTCGACATAGGAGTTCAGCAGCGTTGCAATGCTGCCGCCCATGTTGAAGATGATATAGAAGACGTCCGAATTGCTGTCGGCATTGTTAAACTGCGGAACGGCAACAATCTTCAGTTTGTCGCCGTAGGTTTCCTTCAGCATTGCCCGTGCAGTCTTGCCATAAACGTTAGCACGGTCAAGGTTGCCGAGAGAACCGGTGGCAACAGCCAAAATGATTTCGCCGTTTTTCAGCTCATCTTGTACAATACCGTTGGACTGGACATACAACTGGTTGACACCGGCCACAATATCGTTGAAAATTTCTTCCGGAGCTTTATTAGGCCAGTAGGTCGAATTGCCTTCCGCGTTGTTGGGAACGGTTTCATAAGCCGGCAGGCTCGGTTCGTTCAAAAGCCCGTAGACCGGAACAGTCAAACCTTTGTAGGAAACGCCGGAGAAGAAGAAGTTGTTGCGGTCAATCGCCATGGTACGCATAGCGCCTTCCGCCTGATCGGCCCGATAGTTTTCCGCAAAAGCGCCGGAAGCGGCTTCCTGTCTGTCGTTCGACATCCAGCCCGTAGTATAGTAATAGATACCGCGAAGCTCCGGTCTATAGTTTGTCTTCTGCTGCAAACCGTCAGAGGTCAGTCCGTCATCGGGACGGGTGGCACCTTTGTACTCTTTCAGCTTGATAGTTACCGATTCATCTCCCCACGTACCGTTTTTCTGCGGCGAGGCCAGCTCGTCAGACACACGCGGCGCGGTCAGAATCTCAATCGCCTGCGGGCGAATGTAGTTAAGCGCACCGAGGGGAGCGTTGATGTTAGGCGCAGTGATTACCGGAGCGGCGGCATTGTCAACGCCGATAATGCCTTTTTTCATCATCGCCTTTAAGAAATCCCGGTTGCTGGCGTGGTTGATGGACACGCCGTTGTTGACTTTATATTTACTCATGGTTTTCCTCATTAAATTTTATAGATTTCGCAAACCTGACCGGCAGCGCCCCCGGTTTCCACAAGCCAGCCGGTATCAATAAAGCCGGATTTGATGTCGCTTGTGGTTTCCAAAGAACTTCCGGAAACGGTCGTGGTATAGGTTATGTTCTGGGTTTCGATAACACCGGTCGACGGGTTAACGATAACGTTCTGATCGTGGACGGACGCCGTATTTGATACAACATACACATAACCTTTGCGGACTTTTGCCAGTTCGTGTCCTTCGTTAATGGTCATCCCGGTAACATTGCCGAGCGCCAGCTGAAAACCTTCCAGCACGGCAACGCCGGCAATATCGGCCGCCGTTTTGGAAGCTGTATCTGCGCTGCAGCCGATAACCTGAATTTCCGGGTCAGTACCTTCAAAAACAAACCCGCCGGCTACAACCGCGCTGCCTTCTGCCACAACCGGAATCTTGTCGCACGGATTCTCACGGGAGATCGTTCCCGGCTGACCTAAGGCCTGATTGATATATACTTGACTCTGCATTTCTTTTTCCTCTTAAATGTTGATTTCAATTTCATCGGAACCACCGGTGCCATAATCAAAACCGTTGTCCACCTTAGTCTGCGAGTTGCAGACTTTTAACATGGCATACAGTTCCGGCACGCTCTCTTTGTCGGTTTCAATGCCCTGATGATTGAGAGCCTTGACCAGCATTTCACGTTCAGTTAAGCCGAACGGATTAAATTCGCCAATAACCGCACTCGCGGCGTTATAAGCGCGTTTCAAGCCGGCGTTTCTGTCTTTTTCCTTTTTTGCCCAAGCGTTTGACAGCTTGGTGTAGATCTTCTCAAAGGAATTTGCCGCTTTACAGGCGTGTTCTCCGCCTTTAAGCACTTCGCCGTCTTCGTTTTCCATTGCAGGATCTTCCGGTTTTTCCGGTTCTTCATTGTCGCTTTCGGATGTTTCCGATCCGTCGTAGGCCAGCTTTTCCAGCTTGCCGATAACGGTGCGCCAGAGTTCCTCGTCGACTTTTCCTTTCAAAATGCCGCCGACTTCATCAATCAGCTTTCTTTTGTCGACAGAATCGTTATCGCTTTCAGTGATTGCGCCAGTGCCCTCGTGGGCTTCTTCTCCGGCTTCCTGCTCGAAAAATTTGCCGAGGTCAATCTCCTTGCCGTCAATAACGAGTTTCATTTCGTTTTTAGACTTCATTTGTGATTTCTCCATTTTGTTATTTAACACTCTCACATCGGAGCCGCACCGACCCCGTTCCACGAGGGCTATGTGATTGCCCTTAATATCGGAAGCCACAAAGTCATAATCGGAAGTATCCGATTTGCTCAATTTATTGGTATAGCTCGCCGATAGCTCTTCTTTGCCGTCTTTTAAGTCGGCAAGAATTCCGTCGCCGGTAAATTTAAGGGGGACAAAAAGCTTATCCCCCTTGATT